ACGATATGCTAAAATCTTCGATTTACTCAACCTTCGACAACAGAATCGAAATCGACAACCTGCTTTACGGTTTAGTCGGCGTCCAAGAGGTCATACGGCGTAAACACGCTCTGCGAATGTCCCTTACCTGTCCGCAAGTCGATTACCTTGTTAGTAATATGAAATAATTTAACTGCCCTGCTCGCAAGGGCAGGGCTTAATCTTTACAACTATGTCATATATTTTAGAACTTAACACGAAGCAAGTAAAGGCGCAACGCCGATTTGATTCCTTTTGTCGTAAGACCTCGAAATGCAGGCACGAGCGTTATGCTGTATCCTGTTATGCCTGTCCCGAGGTGGAGTCTTGCACCCTGCATGCCGATATGGTGAAGTCGAGGGACGTTTTAATGACGTTACTAAACGAGCGATAGTGTGATGAAAGCGGTAATGTTAGCGGTAACGAGGAAGCGTTACGAAATATACCTCAACGAAGTTCTGTCCGTTTGCCCCTTTGATAGTGTAGAGGATGCGTACGGATATTTAGCCACTCGCTATTCCCTTCGCCGGGCGTATGACGAGGGAAGGCTCGGAAGCCTTATACGGAAGTCCGACCCTCTGCTCTTCAATATGAACTACAACGAATACCGTCGTAGGTATTTACTATAATTTTTTAACCTTATTTTTTAACTTTTAATTTTATCTTATTATGGAAACAACAACAATGACGAAGGAAGTTCTGAATCAGCAAGGACTGAATCAAGTAGTAATCTCGAAAGTCGAGAGGATGTTAAACCGTAACCGTGTCGGTATTGCAACGGCGTTGAGTCGGCTTGTCGAGGAAGGTAGTATCTTACAGGATTACATTGCGCCTATCGGCGTTGAATTGAAGAAAAACGACCACAGTCCGATTGTAACCTTTTCCGGCAATGGTCGTGTACTTATGAATATGCACAATGAGGATTATTCGCTGCATCCCCACGCTGTCGGGCAGTTAGCCTCGAAACTCAATATTCCTGCTGCGTATCTGCGGACGTTGGCTACCGGGGACGAGTGGGCGAGAAGACTCGCCGCAACCCTGCTGAACGAGCATAGCGGTTGGACAGACCGGACGAGGGTGCTTGTCCGTACAGTTGGAAACGAAGTTCGGGGGATTCTCTCGGATAGTTACAGGCGGCTGAACTCACAGGATATTATCACGGCGTTTATCAATACGGCACGTGCCGAGGGTGCTGAACTTGCCGATGCCTGCGTTACCGATACGAAGGTTTACGCCGAGGCTATTATTCCACAGCCAATCAAGATTTCGACGCCGAAGAACGGCGAGGTGTATATGTTCGCCGGGGCAAGATTCTCGACCTCTGATTACGGCGACGGTGCTGTCGATATGAGGGCGTTCCTGCTGAATGGCGTTTGCCTAAACGGAATGGTGAGGGAATCCGTGATGAAACAGGTGCATCTCGGTAGCCGTTTGCCCGACAATCTTATGCTGTCCCAACGCACGTACGAACTCGACACACAGGCGACTGTTTCGGCGATTACCGACTTAACGAAAGGGCTTTTGAGCCTTGACACCATACGCCGGAAGGCTCTCGAAATACAGGCTGCAAGTAGCGTTGAAGTCGATATTCAGAACGAGTTGCGAAATATGTTCAAGAAGGGTGCGCTGCTGAAATCCGAAAGCGAAGGCGTCGAAAAGTTGCTGATGAATAACCGGGTGGACGACGGCGTGCAGGGCGAATCCACGCTGTGGAAGTTGTCGCAGGGAATTACTGCCTACGCCCGGGAACTTGACCCTGTGCGAAGCCGGGAATTAGCCGAATTATCGGGCGAATTGATGAACAGGGTGGCGGCGTAATAAATTGATACCAACCGGGGCAGCGGCTACGGCTGCTGCCCTATTTTTACCCATTTAATACTACAAATAACTATGTCAGACAAAAGTATTTACAAAGTTGAATTTCACGGCGAATCTGAATACGCAGGGAGTCAGTATTTCTATACGTCGATAGCGGCGATATACGACGACTTTACCGCTGATGAATTAGGTATAAAGGTTAGTTCCCTACGTAATGCGAAAGCGTCCCGGAGAACATACTCAAATAAACTCGTAATGATTTCCCGGGTTAGGCTTCACAGCAAGCCAAACAAGGCAGGGGAGCGAGCCTCTATTCCGCCTGCCTCTGACAAGCCCGGTTGATGCCGGGCTCTTGTTGTTTTATTGTTATTTTTGTAACTAAATACATATGCTATGAAGAAAAATGATTTTCAATCGATAGCCGACAGGCTTGCGAAACAATGCCTTTGGGACAGGGCTGCGTACGTTGGCGAATGGAACAATTTCGCTGTTTACAGGTCGCAGTTAGACGGCGACGGATTGCAATGCATTGGTTTCCCTTATTATTTCCTGTTCGACGCAGGCGGCAATTATCATATTGCTGACGAAACCGAGTGGCGTGGTATTACTGACGCCCTGCATAAAGAAATTGATGCGATTAGCGGTGTACGACGCCAGATATAATATCGTTGTTTATAAGGAGGCCATCCACCTTGTAAACATTTATGCCGTGCCCCAAGACCATCCTCGTTGTATAGTATTCCCACGTTGCATAGTCGTAAAGTTTTCCTGTCTGTGGGTCGTATAGTCTTAATCGACCATCCTGCAACCTTTCGGCTGTGATGATATGTGCGCCGCCGCCTTTCCAAGTGAAATACGCGTGATACCTTCCGGGCTTTGCGGTAATATTATCGAATTGCGCAAGCATTTGACTTCTTGGTATTCCCCTGTTCATGTATTTCGGATTCCACCCACCGGCTTTGATAGCCTTTGGATATAATCCTGTTTCCGGGTCTATCCAAGCCCTTTCCGTTTGTTTTGAAAGTTCGTACGGTATATCACCGGGGCGTTTTTCGTTGCCATGCGCTTCAACGTCGAAGCCCCTGCGCCGTAACTCGTAGGCAACAACGCAAGATTGGCAATTTACTCGGTATTTTCTTTCACCGCTGTTGAACTTCGGATTCGGCCTTTCCTGATTTGCATAAACGTGGTTCATTTCCTTCCCCTGCTTACAACTGATTTTATTTGCGGTAATTGCTTCATTGGCTGTCTTTATGGTTTTTTTCATCTCTATTATAGCAGCCTGTAATTCGTTGTATCGTCCTTTGATAGCGAGGTCGTCCAAGTGCGATGCATCAATGTCCGGGAAGTATTGCATACATAACAGCCGTAGTTGGTGTGCCTGCCTCTTGATTTCTTCGTAAAGGGCTTTCCTGTCTTGCCAACGTTTCCGTATAGCCGCTTCCTCTTGTGCTGTTTTCGGTGGGCGTACAGGTTTCGGCTTTGGCGGTGGTGTAACTTGCGGCGGCTGCGGTGTTATTTGCGGCGGTTTTACGACTGCCTGCTGCTGTGGCGATATATTGTGCTTCAAGCCTTGCGTTATGTCCCCATTAACGAAGTTATCACGAACGAAATAGGGCTGCCCGGCCGACTTTGCGAAGCGTTCTGTGTTGTTCTCAACCCAGCGCTTGAAGGCTTCCGGGACGTCGGTAACTTTATTTACGCTGTCGGTTGAGGGCTTTTTCCCGGCAAGTATAGCGGCGGTGTCCTTCTCGATTTCTTCCTCTGTCTTTGTGATAGGGACAGCCTTGCAGCGGCAATGCGGATGCCAACCCCGGAAATGGAACGTCTTCGGGTAATTGCCTTGCAGTTCGTCGCAGATGTCGGTAAAGGGAACAGCCTCGCCTTTGCTGTTCTTTATCGTGTGGTTATTGGATAGCATTATTTTGATGCCGACAACGTAATCGGCTTCCTGCCAACGGATGAAATCGGCGGTGCGGTACGCCATATTGTTCTCTGTCCTCGATAGGCGTTGAGCGTTGCGAACGGCGGAACGATATACGCCCTGCCCGGGGTGGTACGCTGCTGCGTTCTTTGACAGGTGTAAATTGCCATATTTATCCCTCACACGGCGATACAGGGCGTCCGGGTTGTTTAGGTATTGCCGAAGGTCTTTCGCCATTTCTACGGCGGATTTGCCCTGTCCAATTCCGAGGTCGAGGGCGAGTTCTATTTCGCCCTTGTACTGGTTCGTGTACTTCCATACCTTGTCAGATAGATTCATACCGTCCTCTTTACGTTTTATGAATGAGGCGAGGGCTGCGTCGTTGTTCGTGAAGTACCGCCTGTATTCATCTTCGCTCAATCGTCCGAGGTTGTCGCCGAATACAAGCCTTGCGAGTTCGCTGTTCTTATTATTTGCGAGCGTCCATGAGGCATTTACGCCGTCGAGGATAGCGGTATTTAGGTTGTTATACAGTTGCAGCAGTAGGTTTCTAATCTTCTGCGATGTAGCAGGGTATTTATCTATCTCGAACGGCTTGCTGCTGTCGAACCCGGTTACGGATGCGCCAATCTTTGCCGCTTCCCCTGCCGCCGTCCGGTATATATGCGATACCATTGCCGCATAGCGAGCCATTTGCGAATTGTGCGCTTTTTCGTAGTCTGTTGCCATTGTTGCCCTGCTGCGTTATTGTTTTAGAATGAAGGCTCGGAAAGGTCTGTCATGTCCTGCTGCCTTATTTCTTCGAGCGTCTTATCGACGTCGTCGCTCCACCCGAGTAGGGCGATACCCTGTTGCTGCGAGGCGATAGGCTTGCCGCCGCAAGCGGTTACGATGTTCTCGATGCGTTCACGCTCGTCGTTTATTGTGAAGGGCGTTATCTCGCACTCGATTTCAAGTGCGTCGATAGCCTCGGCGTAGTCGGAAGGCAGCATCACGTGAAGGAAGGCACGAACGACGTTTACTTCCCTGTTGAACATTTCGAGCAATCTGCCTGCTTCATCTTTTACCTTCAACTGTGCATCTATGAATATCATTTTACGTGCCTCGCCGGACATTGGCGTGGTTTTCATTGTTTCGAACGAGAACTCCGGGAGTTGCAGTTGCGTAAAGAAGGAAGAACGAAGGAATTCGACGTACATTTTTACGGCTTCGTTTGACTGCTCCCACGTTATGAACCTTGCATCGCTTCCCTTCGGGAGTTGCAGGACGAGCCTGTCCATATAGTCCTTTTCGCTTCCGTAGTCGATATCCTCGTCCGAAAATATGCCGAATGCAGGCTTGCTGTTTGCCCTTATGTAGTTACCCTGCCGGGACATTGCCCATTCAATTTCATAGACGATTTGCGATGTGTTCTCCCATATCGGGGCAGGGCGATAAGTGAATACCGCCGGGATTTTTCCTATCGTTATCGGCTCATCGGTGCGCTCCCACCCACCCTCATTCTTGACGAATACGGTATGCGTGTCGCTCGTGTAGGTGTGGAAGTGTTCAACCTTTTTCGTTCCCTGCTTTACCTCGTAGCCGACGGATATTGCGATTACGTCGCTGTACTCGTCTTTCAGTATGTAGATATGATGTCCGAGCATCGGGGAGTAGTTTCGGCAGCGAAGTTTGAGCGGCGAATCGAATCCATAGACGCTGTTCTGCTCCTCTTTTGCGTACCACAACGTAAGCGTTAGGCACGATGCGTATAGTTGGTTGCAGCGTTCTATGTTTACGCTGTCGATACGGTTTCGGGCGAATATAGCCTCGAAGTATTTTGCGACTTCCTTCTGCTGTTCGTCTTTCGGGTAGTAGTTCCTTTTGACAGGTATTCCAACGGCGAGTTCCGTCATGCGTTTGACGG